GTGGTGCACGCGCCCCACTGGCATGGGGTACTGGAGCCAGGGCCTCGCGGAGCAGCTCCAGGGCGAGCAGATGGAGCTCAACGCCAAGTTGTCCATCATCCAGAAGTCCATGCACCTGGCCGGCACCTTCAAGGTGCTGGTGTCGACGGGCGGCAGCGTCGCCATCGAGTCCATCAACAACGAGATGGGCACCATCATCAAGTCTAAGGGCGGCACGGCGGCGCCGCAGTACATCGCGCCCGAAGCGGTGCAGGCCTCGTGGTTCCAGGAGGTGGAGCGCCACATCCAGCGCATGCGCGACAGGGCTGGCCTGTCGCAGATGTCGACGCACGGCACGCTGCCCCAGGGCGTGGAGATGTCGGGCAAGGCCATGCGCGAAATCCAGTCCGTCGAGTCGGACAGGCACAAGCACTTCCAGGCGGCGTACAACGCCTTCCACGTCGACATCGCGCGCAAGTCGCTGGCCATCGCTGACGACATGTCGAAGTCGGGCAAGCTGCGCAGCGTGCGCATGCCGGGCAAGCGCGCCTTCACCGGCATTGACTTCAAGAAGGACGTCGGCGGCTTCAAGGACTCGGCCTTCGTGACGCAGTGCTTCCCCGTGTCGCGGCTGCCGAAGGACCCGGCCGGGCGGCTCCAGACAATCCAGGAGTACGTGCAGGCGGGCTTCCTGACGCCGCGCCAGGGCCGCCGGGCGCTCGACTTCCCGGACTTGGAGGCCGTGGAGTCGCTGGCCAACGCCCAGGAGGACGTCATCAGCCGCAACCTGGACGCCATCATCGACGACGGCGAGTACAACCCGCCGGAGCCGACGGACGACCTCGCCCTGTCGAAGGAGATGGTGCTGGAGTACATCCAGCGGTACCGCCTCCTCGGCCTCGAGGACGACAAGCTGGACATGCTGAAGACGTACAGCAGCCAGGTGGACACCTTCCAGGGCATGGCCGCATCGATGGCCGCCCCGCCGCCCGGCATGGGCGCCCCTGGCGGCGCGCAGGCCGTCGCCGCCCCGCCCCCCGTCTCGCAGTTGCTGCCCAACGCACCAGGAGCCCAGGCCTAAGCCATGCCCGACGCCATCGCCGCCCCCGCCCCGGTCGTCCCGACTCCCACCGCAGCGCCCCAGGGCGCCCCTGCCGTCGAGGTGAAGCCCACCCCGGCGCCCTCGGCACCGGACGCCGCCCAGCGCCTCAAGGCCCTGGAGGAGGCGCACCGAAAGAAGGTGGTGGAGCACATCGTCGAGCGCCGGAAGTGGGAGGCCTCCCAGAAGGCCAACGGCGAGAAGATGGCGCGCCTGGAGGCGATGGAGAAGCGCGAGGCGATGGCCCGCCTCAACCCGCCCGAGTTCCTGAAGGGGCTGTACGGCGACAACTGGTACGACAAGGTGGTGGAGTCGAAGCTGAATGGCGTCCCGCCCGGGGACCTCATCCAGGCCGAGCTGGCCGCCCGCGACGCGAAGTGGGAAGCCCGCTTCGCCGAGCGCGAGAAGTCCACCACCGAGGCCGCCACCGCCGCCCAGCAGCGCCAGGTGGAGTCAGCCCGGCGCGGCATCCAGGCCGAGGCCGGCGACTGGTACGCCAAGGCCGGCGCCACCTCGCACCCCATCCTGGAGGGCCTGGGCGACGCCGCCGCCGTGTCGAGAATCCTCGCCCAGCGCATCGAGGCCAACTTCCACGCCACCACCGTGTCCGACGAGTCGGGCGAGGTGCTGCGGCAGGGCCGGGTGCTGTCGCCCGCCGAGATGGCGGACGTCATCGAGGGCGAGCTCCTGGCCGTCGCGGAGCGCGCCACCGGGGCGGAGAAGTACAAGGCCCGCTTCGCGCCAAAGGCATCCCCCTTGCAAACGCAACCCAGTGGCGGTAGCGTTGGTGGGCAGGGCAAGCAGCAGCCGTCCGCGTCTGGGCAGCAGTCGTCCACCGGGCAGCAGCGGCGCACCCTTTCCAATAACCTGACGGGCTCGACATCCGAGGCCAAACCCGCCCGCATCACGCCCGACGACAGACGAAGTCGGGCCCTCGCCGCCCTCAAGGCCACGAGACGAAGCGCGACGGGCGAGTAGCCAGAGACGAGAGCCCCCAACGCGCCACTGGCGCACTGAGGACTCTCGATGGCGACTTACCTGGACATGACGGCCGGCAACGCGGCCCTCAAGGAATACTACGACGGGCAGATTGTCGAGAACCTGGCGTACGACGACAACCCGATGCTGGCGATGGTGCCCAAGGACACCAGGGCCACCGGCAAGTACATGCCCATCCCGGTGGTGTACGAGACCTCCCAGGGCTCGAGCAACACCTTCGCCACCGCCCAGACGAACCAGACGCCCGGCCTCCTGGCGGAGTTCCTGCTCACCCTGGTGCCCGACTACGCCCTGGCGACTCTCACCAACCAGGCGATGCTGGCGTCCCAGGACGAGAAGGGCAGTTTCCTCGACTTCGCCACCCTCTTCGTGGACCTCGCCATCCAGTCCGCCTCGCTGCGCGCCGCCTCGGCGCTGTACCGCGCGGGCACCGGCTCCATCGGCGCCATCTCAAGCATCGCGGCCGGCGTCATCACCCTCACCAACGCGGCCGACGTGTCGCAGTTCGGCATCAACCAGACGCTCCAGGTGTCGGCCACCGACGGCGCGGCTCCCCGCGCGGCCCTCGGCTACGTCATCGCGCGCAACGTCGCGGCGGGCACCATCACCGTGTCGGCGGCCAGCATCGGCGGCGCGGCCGGCTCCCCGGCCCTCTGGGCGGCGGCCGACTTCATCCTCGTCCAGGGTGACTCCAACCTGAAGCTGTCGGGCCTCGCGGCTTGGCTGCCCAGCACCGCGCCCAGCGCCACCCCGTTCTACGGCGTCAACCGCTCGGTGGACTCCCGGCTGTACGGCGTCAACTACAACGGCGCCCAGCAGCCCGTCGAGGAGGCCATCATCGACGCCGCCATGCTGGTGCGGCGCGAGAAGGGGCGCCCCCGGCACTTCTTCACCAACTACGGCAGCGACGCGGCCCTCATCAAGGCCCTGGGCGCCCGCCGCGAGTACGTGGACTGGGAGGGCGAGGGCGAAATCGGCTTCCGTGGCGTCAAAATCCAGGGCCCCAGCGGCCCCATCGAAGTCTTCGCGGACCGCAACTGCCAGCCCGGCACCGGCTACCTGCTCCAGCTCAACACCTGGAAGCTGTACAGCCTCAACCCCGTGCCGCACATCTTCCGGTACGGCGACGGGCTGGACATGCTGCGCCTGGCCTCGGCGGACGCCTCGGAGGTGCGCGTGGGCGACTACTGCAACCTCGGGACTCGCGCCCCGGGCTGGAGTTCGCAGGTCACCCTCGGGGTCTAGTCAATGACGGTCCCCGCCGCCATCGACGGTGCCGTGCCCACGCACAAGAAGTGCGGACGGTGCGGTGTCGTCAAGGCGGCGGGCGACTTCTACCCCAAGCGAGACAGGCTCACGGGCCTGTCCGCCCTCACGTCTCACTGCAAGCAGTGCATCTCCACCGCTCGCGCCTACAACCCCGAGTACCGGAAGCGGAAGGCCGACAGGATGAAGGAGGTTCGCTTGCAGCGCGAATACGGCCTCACCCTGGAGCAGTACAACGAGATGTTCAGCACCCAGCGCGGGTGCTGTGCCATCTGCGGTCGACATCAGTCCGAGTTCGCCCGGGGCCTGGTCGTGGACCATGACCACGCGACGGGCGCCGTGCGCGCCCTGCTGTGCATGAAGTGCAACTGCGGCGTCGGCTACTTCGACGATGACCCGGCCGTGCTGATGGCGGCCATCCAGTACCTCAACTCTCATGGGGACAGCGCGCACGCCGCGGAAGTCCCGTCAAAAGGCGGATAGCCATATAGCTACTCGTGGGTTCATGGACAAGCAGTACACCCTGGTCAAGAAGCAGACGACCCTCTACGCGGCGGTCGCCGTGTCGGGCACCACCCCGGCGCTCCAGAAGTGGAACTACCCCACCCTGGGCGCTGGCCCTAACGCGCGCACCTACACCGCCGCCCCCGCGCCCTCGGCGCTGGGCACCGGCTACCCGTACCCCAACCAGTACGCGGCCGGAGCCGAGG